CAGCCCGGGCAGCGGCTGTTCGCCCAGCTTCAATTCGACCGGCAGGCTTCGCCACAGTCCGTCGTTGGACGCAGCCACGAAAGGCGTCGGCGAGTCGGCTGGCGCATCCCCGTCAGGCGGCAGCTCAAACAGCGCCAATTGACTCCGGCCGACAGCGACATCGGCCTCCGACACAGGCCGTCCGGGATCCGCCGGAAGCGGCTGGACCGTCACCGGGGCGGGTTCGGCTTCGATGGCAACGGCCATGCCTTCGACGGACACGGTGCGCACCGTCCATGGCCGGGACGTGCCCGCCAACTGAATTGCATCCCCCGGCCGCAGGCCTAACCGCGACGGCGGCAGCCGCAGCTGCACCTTGTCCCCTGCCAACCATCGCCTCGACAGGGCATGTTCCGCAAGTTGCCGGGCTTGGCCGGCCACAAGGACGGCTGGTAATTCCAATCGCCTCTCGAGCGTACCGCGCTGGCCGCTCGACGCCCGCGCCTGCCCGGCCTGATAATCCCGGTCGGGATCATAGTAGCTCATGGTCAGCAAAGCCGGCATCTCGCCGTCCGGCGCGCGGCAGCGCCGGAGCCTAGGGCTTCCACGGCCGTCGGCGTCACAGCCCAATTCCGCATCGGCGATGAGCAGCGGGACGCCTCCTTCGGGCGAGCGAAGCCGGCCATCCCGGTCGGCCAGGCTCACGCCGGCGAGCTCGATCAACTGTTCCAGACTGTCTCGCACGGAGGTGCCGTGCGCGGCGAACCCCACTACCGGCATCGCCTCCGAAGCTTCGATCAATCCCTGGCTTGCATCGGCCGCCAGGGCCGAAAGCGGTACCGGCTCATCATCTGCGACGACCTCGAAGGTCAGCAAGGGGATCCTGTTGCCGAATTCGGCCAGCTCGAGATTTTCGAAAATGGCCAGGGCCAGTCCGCGATAGGCGGGCGTGTCGGCGATGCCCTCCATCGAGGCAATCAGCGGGTCCGGGTCCTGGTCCCCACCGCCCAGCGCCAGCCGGAACTTGGTCTTGACCTTGAAGTCCCCGGTCGCGCCGCGCATCAGTTTTCCATCGGCCCAGATGCGCTTGACGGCGCGGATCGGCCGCGACGAGAGTGCGACCGCCAGGTTCGCCGAATAGCTGTAGACCGTCCGTTCGGGCGATCCCTTGCCTCCGCCCTCGATCGCCTCCTGTTCAATCAGGTCGGAGGCCCAAACCACCGTCCCCGCAACCCGCATCGTTCCATATATCCGCGGGATCGCCGACCCGTAGCTCGACGTCTGCACCGACAGGTCGCCAAGCCTGGGTCCCTTGCGTCCACCCGTGCCGAAAAGGCCCCGGTCGATTGACTGGCCGACGAGACTGCCGAGCGCGCCGCCGATCGGCCCGCCGAGCGCCGTGCCGAGCGTAGTGAGAACGAGCGTCGCCATCAGCGCCTCCGAAGCCGATATGTCCCGGCAATCGGCCAGCCGGGCAGGCCCGGCGTCTCGACCACCCGGCGGAGCCGCATGTCGGCGTGGACGAAGCCGCGCGCGGTAAGGATGCCGAGGTGCAGCTGGTCGGCGGCAGGCAACATCAGGAGGAGGTCGCCCGGCCTCGCCCGCGCCCGTTTCAACCTGCGGAACCGAGTGAGCAGCGCGGCCTCCATCTCGTCGCGATGATCGCCTCGCAGGCGGTAGTCGTCTCGAGCCAGGCAGGCTGGGAGGTCGTAAGCGAGCAGACAGAGCCCGATGCAGTCCACCCCTTGGGCTGGATCCCGGCCCTGCGGACGAAATGCGATGCCGACTAGCGAGAGCGCGGTCGTCGCATGGAACACGGCCAAGGATCAGGCTCCGGGATAGCGTGTCAAAAGGTCGTTGCCGGGCAAATGCGGCTCGCCGCGAAAGTTGGCGGCGTTGGCAAACCGTGCCGAGCAGGTCGCGAGCAGCTTGTCGCAGCCTTCAACCAGCTCGATGACCGTGCCGGCCATAACGTCGCCGGCTGGAGCATTGCGCAAGTGCAGTTGCTGGCCTTCGACGCCAAGGATCGCCTGCCGCTCGCCGTTTGCCGCCCCGCCAAGGAATCTCACCTCACCGAACTGGAACCGTTCATCGACCGGATAATCCACTGTGATGATATGCGCTGCAGCTCCCGTTACCGTCGCGCGCGCCTTTCGCCCTGCCATGTCGACCCTGCAATGCGGGTCGCCCAGCTCGGCACGGCAGGTAGGCGAAGTCAGCGGGCAAACGGGCCGTTCCAACTGAGCCGAAACGCCTTCGAGCTCGGCCTCGAATGCTCCGTCGCGGGTCGAAGCTTCGCCAAGCCGGCCCTCCAGCAGCGAAACTGTCGCGCCCGGCACTTCCCAGTCGACCGCCAACAGCTTGAGCACCGCGCCGTCCCAGCGGCCTGCCATTAGGTCCGCCTCGCTGATCGCCTCGGCAGACAGCGACCCCGCGACTTCGCTCGACCTGGGCTCCAGCCCAAGCTCGGAGCGGATCGCGGCCGGAGTCATGCCCGGCGCCGGCTCGAACCGAACGCCCTCGACCATCAGCGGCCGGTCGTGGCTGGTCAGCGCGAGGCCGGCCCCGTCACGCCGTTCGACCTGCCAGCAAATGGCCAGTGCGGTGAGTTCCTCGCTCATGCCTCGCGCACCTCGATCAACGGCACGCTCGGCACCTCACCGGCAAGGAAGGTGGCGCGATTGATCTCCAGCCTGTCCTCGGCAAAACGCACCGGCACGTCGAACAGGTAACCGGCGGCGACAAGGTCGCCTTCGGCCGGCGTCTCGTCGAACGTGATCACCCCGAGCGGATCGAGGTTCCAGCCGCTGACCTGCTCCGCTCCATCGACTGAGACGCGCACGCCGCCGGCGACAGGACGAGTGATCCGCCGCGCTTCGCCGTCGCCATAATGTTTGACCAGCGCGAAGCTCGTCCGCACCCCATCGCCTTCGCCGAGCGGCTGGTCGGTCGGACCCGGCGCCCCACTCATTCCATTAGAGCTGTGATCGAACGGGTCGCGAAAGCGGAAGGCCACGGCCGATCCGCGCCTCGCCCGGAAGAATCGGATCAGCTCGCCCAGCTCAGCTTCGCTCCTGACCCCCGGGCCAGCGTCGAACCTGAGCCGTCCCTGGGCCCAATTGGCATTGCGAAATTCATGCCCGCTGGCGCTGGTGACGACGTTGGTCGAAAACCCCGGCGCCACGCTTGCTTCCGCTCCGATCGCAATCGGAAAGTCGACATCCTCGAACGGCTGCACAACATCCTCCTCGCCGAACAGGGTCACGCCGTCGCGCCACCATTGCGGCATCGCCCAGATGAAGGTCTTGGAAACGCCGCGAGCCTCGGCCTGGCGCGCCGCGTCGAAGATTGCCCGCCACTGCTCGCGCACCGATGCATCGGCGACGAAGCCTGCGAAATAATGCTGGCCCTGCGGCATATAGCCGAGCCTATGTCCGACCAGTTGATAGGCCGCCTCGCGCAGCGTCCGCCGCCCGCCGATGACCCATTCATAGTCCTCGAGCTGCAGCACATCGGCGTGCGGCCTCGCCCAGCCGATCGGCAGGTTCGCCCGCCGAACCTCCGGCGCTGCCGGATCGAGCAGGCTGGGCAGATATGCCAGCAGATGCGTCCTGGTCACTGACGCGACGGCCTTGGCAGACGCGAAGGTGCTCGCCGTCGAACTGGCCAATATGGCTCCCGCCCGGTCGAGCAGATCATTCTGCGAGGCGGTCAGGTTACCTCGCACATCGGTGATGACGGTCGGGTTGCCGCCCAACTCCGCCCGCGCCGCATCGTCATAGCAGCAGATCGCGCCGTCTCCGCGCACCCACCACCAGGGCTCCCCGATCTGGAACTGCGGCTCCAGCCCCGCCTCGACAGAAATGCCAACCAGTTCCGCGGCGATGCGGCCGAGATAGGCCATCGCATCGACATTGGCAGGCGACAGCAGCGTCGAAGGCGGATCATATGCAGTTGCAGCAGCCACCCCGTCATGCGCCCGCTGCTTCCATGCCGGCGGGCAGAACATGTCGAGCAATTCGTAACTCAGCGACCAGATGACCTCGAAGTCACGCGCCTTGGCCGCCCGGGCAAAATCCCGGTGCCATTCCCGCGCCGCGAGGCACATTTCCTGCGCCGGATCGACCAGCCCGTCCGGCCCGATCGCCGGGTAATGGCTCATCCCGGCATAATGGTTGATCGTTCCCCGGAACCCCGCCGCCTCCACTGCACGCACCGCCCGCTCGGGCGGCAGTTGATACATGTCATCGTAAGCGGTGCAGGCGTTGAAGCCATGCTCGGGCGCCCAGGCGTCGCCGATGGCGATGACGCTGCCCGATCCGTCGCAGTTTACCTCGCTGATCTCGAGGCGAGCGCTCGTCGCCGCGCCGATCGGCTCATCGCTCCCTTCGATGTAGGCGGGCGGCGCCAGGCTGAAGAAGATTCGGTCGATGTCCTTCGGCCATACCGGATCCGCTTCCGCAGGTAGCAGGTAACCTCCGTTAAGATCGTCGAAATCAAGGCTGACCACGGCATTGGCGGGAGTGCCGCTGGCATAGTTCCACAGGCGCACGAACCAGCTTTTCGGCTGTCGCTCGGCGTCCCGTCCCTCGATCGTCATCGTCGGCCCGTTAACCGCATCGAGCGGGATCAGGCCTGTCGAATTCCATCGGAAGCTCAGCCGGCAATGCGAGTAGTCGCGCCGCGTCTCCCGCGCCCGCGCAGGATGCGAATGCCTGTCCTCGCTCTCGTAGATAAGTCCGACCAGGTCGCCCTTGCGCAAGAAATGCGCCTCGATCGCCAGGCCTCGCTCGTCTGCCGCCGTAACCGCGCTGGCCATCGCCCCCCGCGGAAAATCCACCGTCCAATCCTGCGCGGCAAAGCGCTTGACCCAGGCCTGCTCGACCGGCGCTCCCGGCCGCGTGAACCAGAGCGGCATCAGCTATTTCCGATCGCCGATCGAACCGCCCGCGCCAGCTGCCGCGACGACTGGCGCAGCACCGCCGGATCGCCGGGCTGCGGCGTCGTGACCGCAATTGACACCCGGACATCGCGCCGCCCAGCAGGCGCAGGTTCGATCCGCCCGACTTGCGACGGTACGAACAGCTCCGGCCCGCGCTCGCCAACGACATAGCTCCGTCCCGCCGCAACCGGCCCGCCGTGCGATCGCCCGGGCGCGCCGAACAAACCGGCCAGCGCCGAACTGAGGACGGATGCGCCGGTCCCGCCCCCGCCCTGACTGAACAGGGCTCTTAAGCTTGCCTGGGCGATCTGCATCAGCGCCGACAGCGCGACCCGCTTCAAATCATCGAAGCCAAGCTTGCCGCTGACGATCGCCCGGCTCAGCGAGCCTTCGATCAATCGTCCAGCGCGTGCCACTCCCGTCGCCAGTGGCCCTTCCAACTCGCCGCGCATCGCCGCCACGTCGCGGGCGAAACCTTGCGTGTCGGCGCGGACGCTGACCACCATTCGCTCGATCTGTTCATCCATCCGGGAACTGCTCCCTCAGCCGCCGAAGCTCCTCGCCCGCGACCGGTTCAACCGCTTCGAATTGAAGTGCCGCCCCCAACTCCGCTGGCGTCGCGGCCCAGAACTCCTCCGGCCGCCAGCCCAGCAGCCGCGCCGCCAGCCCCGACAACGCCGTCGCCTGTTCGCCAAAGTTCCTCCCCGGCATTGCTCGGGGAGGGTAACCATTTCCCGAAGAGGAAATGGTGGAGGGGTACTGGCTCATCGCCCCTGCAGGATCTGGCCCAGCAGCAGCTTCAACTGCGGGCTGACTCCTGCCAGCCCCTGCTCGACGATCGCCTCGCCGATCCTCGCCCGGTCGACCCCCGCCGCCCGCCCGTCGCGCGACAAATGGTCGAACAGCGCCGCCATCTCGCCGATCCCGAGTTTCCCGTCCGCCGCCCGTTCGACCAGCGCGAAAAGCGGGCCCAGCTCCTCTTCCACCGCGACCAGCGCGCCGAAGCTCGGCCGGATGACGACCGTTTCGCCGCCGACCTTGAGGCTCGCCTCGCCGCGGTACGGATTTGCAGTCACAGCGCCACCACCTCGCCAGAGCTTTCCAGCGCCAGCGTGTAATTGCGCTCGCCGTTGAAATCGCCGGCATATTCGAGCCGCGTGACCAGGAACTGACCGCGCATCTTCTCGCCGCTCTCGAAGCTGAGCTCATAAGGCGCCAGTTGCCCGCCCAGTGCCAGTCCCTTGACCTGCGACTCCGCCGCCGATCCGGTGAATATCCCGCTTGCAGCCACGCTCACCGACCGTACGCCCGCCCCCGACAGCAGCTCGCGCCAGCCGCCGCTGTCCTTGTTGGTGATCGCCACGGAATCGCCGTTGATCGCTATCTGGGTGGTTTTCAGCCCCGCCACCGTGACGTAGCTGACCGGGCTCCCGCTTCCCAGCTTCAACAGGAATGCACTGCCGCGCTCTGCAGCCATTGGAATCTCCTTGTCCGTAAACCCCTCTCCCCTTGAGGGAGAGGGAGGGGCCCGTCCCCGCGAGAGCGGGGATGGGAGGGTAAGGGGCTACTGGGCCATAAGTCGCGCCCGGAAATCGATCGCCGCCGCCCAGGGCCCCGCCACGTCGCGCACCGTCCGCCGCCGCAGCAGCCGCATCGACACGAGGTGCCAGCCGTCGACCTCACCGATCGCCAAAACCATCGCCTCGACTGCGTCGGCCAGCTCGGCTAGCCGCGCCGGCGCCTCGTCCCAAAGGGTCAGCGCGACCATCACCTCGCGCCCTTCGCCGCTCTTGTGGCTCCAGTCGCTCTCGCTGCCGGCGTCGATCACGGCATAGGGAAAGTTCGCCCGCGCCGGCGGCCCGTCATAGATTCCCGTCAGGCGGCTGTCGCCCGCCAGGGCCGCGGCAAGCGCGGCCTGCATGGCTCCGCCCGCGCTCATCAGCTGCTCCAAATGGCGAAGCGCAGGCGCGCTTCGCTGATCCTGCGCCGCAGCAACCCCACCGCCTCCATCACAAGAGCTTCGCCCTCGCGCCGTACGCGCACGCCGGGAATCTCAGTGATTGCCGTCTCGATCCGGTCGCGAACTCCCTCGGCCAGCTCGTTCGCCCGGTCGGCAATGCGGTGCGTGAGGCCATCGAATAGCGCCATCAGCGCATCTCCTCGCATCGGAGCAGGATCCGGTCGGGAAGCTTGGGATCGTCGATGCGCTGCTTGACCAGCATTGCCCGCTCGCCCCAGATGATGCGCTGGCCAACGGCGATCCCGTCGCGCTTACGGATCGTCACCCGGAAGCGCGGCATTGCCGACAAGGCCATCGCCTCTGACTCGGCGCCCGCTCCTTCGGCGGCGATTGCCGCTAAGCATCGCGCTACCGGCTCCCAGACCGCAGCCTGCAGCCCCGACGCCGTGCGAAGGTCGGCCGGCCGCTCGATGGTGATCCGCTCCTTGAGGGTTCCCGCAAACTCGCTCATCCCAGGCGCATCCGCCGATAGGGCCGCCACAGCGCCGTTACCGCCGCCGGCGGCTCGCCGCCGCTACCGTCCCGTGTCGCGAACAAATGGGCGATCAGCCTCAAGATGCCCTGCCGCAGCGGCTCGGGAACGCCATTGGGTTCGAGCGCCATTCCCGCCTGGCCACGCACGCGAACCTTCCGATCGCCACCGCTCGGCAAGCGCACCCAGCCGTCGCCGCGGCTATCGATGTCCATCTCACATCCGCCAGGCGGAAGCACGGTCGCACTGCCGTCGGCGGCCAGAACCGCAATTTCCTCGATCGCCCGAACCGGAGTCAGCCCCAACCGCTGCCACTGGACGCCGGGCGGCAGCACTTCCTCGAACGGCCGCGCCACCAGCACTTGCCCGGTGAAGCTCTCGCAAAGCGCGCTCGCCGTCCGGACCAGCGCGGCCAGCAGCGCCTCCTCCTCGCCGGTCTCGACCCGGGCATAGGCCTGGGCTTCGGCCATGCTGACGGCCGCCTCGGCGATATTGGTCGATATCATCAGCGCTTCTCCACCCGGAGCATGATCGACCGGCTGTCCTCGCGCCCTTCGGCGGTCACCACATGATTGGTGAGCCGGTAAACATGGCCCGCCACGCCGCCGCCGACCCCGACCGTCGAAGCCAGGAGGTCGAACCGGCTGGAGATAATCGACACCCCGCCCGCCTCGGCCGGGCTGACCGTCCAGCTGCTTTCCGTAAGGACGTCGCCGGCCAGATAATCGGCGCCCCAGTCGACGCTGTAATCGAGCAGCGCTTCGGGATCCTTCAGCAGAAGGGTCATGCTTGTTTCCTATTTCTCGTGAATGTCAGCGCGGCTCGGGAGCCAGCCGTTGGTCGGCCACCGCCGTCGCCGTCCGCTTGGATGGCGCCTTCTTGCCGCCGTCCTTGACGTCGAGCTGGGCGATGCTCGGGTCGCCGAGCGAAAAACCCGCAAGACTCATGCCGCAAGGCTCCCCATGGCTTTCCATGTGCCGGGGCTGCCGCCGGCGACGCACATCCAGCCCATCGGCCCGCCGGCCGCCGGCGCCGAATTGAGCATCATGTCGCCCTGGATATAGGTCCCGCTGCCCGGCGCCGCCGTCCCGCTCAGCACCTTCTTGTCGTTAATGCCGAAGCCGTTCGGAAAATCCATCCGCCGCTTGCCGATGCTGGCGGTGCTGGTCTCGCCCGTCAGTCGAAAGGCCCAATTGGTTGAAACGGCGCTGCGGAAGATGGTCCAGGCCAGGTCCGAGTTCATCCACTCCAGCGTATATTGCCCGTTGGTCGGGTGCGCATATTCGAGCATGCCCGGCTCGATCCCCAGCATGTTGCCGGTTGAGTCGTCGACCGACCCGATCTTGGTCGCCGTCAGGCGGCCGAAACTGTTGCCGAAATAGACGCCGGTCCCCTTGAGTCCGGCGGCATGGAGCCCGCCGACCTCGATCGTCGGACTCGTCAGCTGCGACGGGTTCTGGTCGCCCTCCGAGTAGCAGCCGATCAGGACATTGCGGGCGTTGGGATTGTCGGTCTTGTAGGCCCCGCCTTCGCGGAAGCTCGTGCCGCTCGCCCATTGGGCCACGCCATTATAGGTTCCGCCAGGCCCGATATGGCCCCAGCCCTGGTTGTCGGCCGCGGTCCCGGTCGGCGGGTTGGTCGAGCACCAGGCCGCCTGGCCGGCCTTCACATAATAGCGCCCGCCGCTGTGGGTGCAGGCCGTCGGGACGGAGCCTAGTGCCCCGTCCCAGCCGTTCGACGCCACATGACAGCCGACATAATTGTTGCCGAGGAAGCTGCTGTCGTCGATGCCCCAGGTCCGGTTGCCCGAGGCTTCAAGCATCGAGACCAGGCAGGCGTTGCTGTCCGCCCCGTCGAAGAACAGCCCCTTGCGGCAGCGATAGACGCTGACCCGGTTGATCACGCTGTTGTTGGCGTTGCCCTCGGGCGATCCGCCCGTGACGACGTTCGAATGGATGCCGTCGCCCTGGAAGTCGGAAATGAAGCAATCCTCGATCACCGCGCGGGCGCGGAGATGGATGCCGTGAAATTCGCCTTCGTTTCCCTCAAATCCTCCGACCAGGTTCAATCCGCGGATGATCGATCCGTCGCCGCCGTTCTGGCCCGAGGCAATGGTCGCTTCCGCGCCGCTGGTATTGTGCCGCTGCACCCGGATCCCGGTCGCGCCGGCCGACCAGCGAAGCTTGGTCGCCCTGCCTCCTGCCAGGCCGCTGCCCTCGCCTTCGACGACCAGCGTATGGTTGAGGTCGAGGGTCGCCGTGCCGAGGAAATAATGGCCCGCGGGGATGAACAGCTTGGGCGACCCCTGGTAATATTGGTCGGCGTTGACGCCCGTCGCGCGCAGATAGGCGATCGCCGCGGCGAAGGCCGGTCCGTCATTGGTCGTTCCGTCGCCCTTGGCCCCGAACCATCGAACGTTGACCGGCCCGTCAAACTTGCGGACCCAGGCGCCCGACGCGCCGGTCGCATCGGACAGCGGCGGCACATGGATGCCTTGCAAGGAGTCGGCCGCGACCTTGGCCATGGAGTCGGCCGGATCGAATACGAAGCTGCCTGCCCGTCCCGCCTCGGCCAGATAGGCGCAGCCCGCCGCCTTCGCGGCCAGCTCGCCGCGGGTTCCCGCCACTAGCAGCGCATCGTCCAGCTTCTCGAACCATTCCGCCGGCGCTACCAGCGCGATCGTCTTCGCTCCCGTCGTGAAATTGGTCAGCCCCCCGGCGATGGCCTGCCGCGCCACCTTGCCGTCGGCCTGCATCGTGCCGCGCCCGACTTCGCGCTCCTGGGGTTTGTCGAGGCCCTGGATGCAATAATAGAATTGCTCGCCGCTGCTGACCGCGCCGGCCAGGCTGGTGAAGCCATTGACCGCCGCGCCCAAGGTCACCGGGCCGGTGCCCGTGACCGTCGCGGCATTGCGCACCAGGTCGACGAATTTCGGCATGAATGGCATGCAGCTGCGCCCCTTATCCCCTCCCTTTCAAGGGAGGGGGCAGGG